CAATTAATTCAGAGTAAGACTCATGTAACTCACATCCTATATAATGTCTTCCTAATTTCTTTGCTACCATAGCAGTAGTTCCAGATCCCATAAATGGATCAAGAATTATATCACCTTCTTGACTTCCTGCCAATATGCAAGGTTCTATCAAGTCAGGTGGATAAACCGCAAAGTGAGCATCTTTGTATGGTTTATTTGTTATTGACCAAACAGATCTTTTATTCTTCCTGTCATAAGACTTGGATAAACCACTATGAGGAGATAACCCAGTACCAGAATTATGGTACTTACCTTTTGTGCGATCTCTTGTTCCCCAGTCTTGTTTGACTGGTTCTTTGATTGCTTCATTGTCATAATAATACTTTTTGTTTTTACTCAAAAGAAAAATGTATTCATGTGACTTTGTACATCTATCTTTTACTGACTCAGGCATAGGATTAGGTTTGTGCCATATAATATCTTGACGCAAATACCATCCATCTTTCCTTAGTGCAAATGCCAACATCCAAGGGATGCCGATTAAATCTTTCTCTTTTAATCCTTCTAATTTATTTGCTCTACGATTGCATTTAGTTGGTAAATCCTGATTAGTTTTAGATACTGATTGCTTAACTAATCCTTGACCTTTTCCTGGTCTATAGTTATAATAACTATCTCCTATGTTTACCCATAGGACTCCATCATCAGATAGGACATTCTTCACTTCTCTGAATACTTGAACTAACGATTCAATATATTCTTCGGGTGTATTCTCTTGCCCTATTTGATTTTCTTCTCCTCCATAATCCCTTAATCCATAGTAAGGTGGTGATGTTACACACATCTGAACCTTACTATCAATTGTTTTTAGGGTATCCTTACAATCTCCAAATAATATGGTATCTTTCATTAGTTGAGATTTACTCTTTTAATGTCAACATCACCATACTGTTCTCTGATAGTTCTCTTTGCACTATCATAATTAGTTGCAGGGACATCAACAGTAATTAGTCCCATATCATTACGATAAAATGTGACTGACGCTGTTCGATTGTTTGTATCAAATAAAGACATAATAATAAAATAGGATTAGGATACTGGTGGAATAGTAGTTAAGTTCTTAACAATTTGTATGCTAGTTCCATCACGATTTTGGATGAAATTCTTAGCAGCAGTAGGTGTTGATGCTGTAACTTCTTCTGTTACTTCAGTAGATGAACCATCTACCTTATAAGTTACAACTTGAATGAAAGTAGTCATTAGTTTGCGAATGAATGTGCAGGTAATCCGTCTTCAAAAATTAACTCAATTAGTTTTTGAAGTCTGTTTCTAGTTGCCTTACTAGATTTACTGTTGACAGGAACATTTACTATACCATGTGGTTTGCGATATGATTCTGTATCACCCGCTTTAAGTTTGTTTTCCTGTATATCTTGATAATCATATTTATGTAATCTGATGACCCTTCCAATAGTCTGTGCCATTTCAATTACAGGTAGATTTCTCAACAATACAGTATGAGTAAGACCTCTGACATTGATACCCTCTGATAGGATAGAATAATGAAACAAGATAAACTTCTTGTCATCATCATCACCCCATTTAGTAAGAGTATCAAAGAATTTGTCTCTACGAACTTTCTTTTTATTGATATATGCACCATGCTTAGATGTAATGTGCATAATATGATAATCTCTCTTGTATAGTTCAGTAATAATGTCAGTTTGTGATAACATTGCCCATAGGACTCTAGTATTAGGTGATGCAACTAATACCTTAGAGTTATCACTCTCATCAATATTGTCTAGTATGTCTAGGACGACATCCCTGTCAATCTCACTAGCATTTTCTTTGTTTCTCTCTTCTTCTCTATCAAATACTTCTAGTTTAGGTGATAGAATACATCCACTTTTTACTAACTCTGGAGCAGGGACATTTAATAGAGTATTACCAAATACTTTAGTATTGTTCATACCTCTCTTGTTATCTGCTGATCTAGTGTACTTAGGTGTAGCAGTAAAGAAATACTTTCTAGTAGAATGTCTTGCGAAGTATGATACAGCATCAAAGAAATTTCTTTGTACTGAGTTATGTGCTTCATCAAAATATATTGTATCGACATTGATGCTAGAATCAGCAATCTTATGTAGTGAATGGTATGTAGTAAAGATGAGTTGATTTTCTGTGCTGTTGAAATGCCAGTCATCAATTACATCAGTTTTAGTTGTACTCTTGAACTCTGTTTCTGCACTATGTACATGAAGCACCTCTACATTTTTGATATGAGTCAAAAACTCTGAGCATAATTGTTGTGCTAGTAGTATTCTAGGAGCAACAACAATAATAGTCTTAGGTAGAGTAGTATTTTCTAGTTGTCTGAAAGCATCAGCAATCATACAAATAGTCTTACCTCCACCAGTAGGAACATAGACACATCCTTTAGGATGTTTTGCCATTATGTTAAGTGCTTTAGTTTGATGTGATTTAAGTGTTGTATTCAAAGTTTTGCTGTCAATAATAATATTATAATGGATAATGAATATAAAATCTGCTATTGATGTGACAGTTTAGAAATTGTAATCGTAAAATGCTCTCCATCCTTCATGTATGGTAGTCGGTCTAGTAGAGTTATCTCCACATCTACACCATCTACCATTTTTCCTTAAACTAAATTTACTAATTCTACCATCTTCATTTCTGGTAAAATCATATCGTTGACTATTATTATTTGTACAATGTCCTGCAAATCCACCAGGAATTATCTCAGGTTTCCAGTCCTTTTGTAATGTATATTTGTCTTCCTGTATCCATACAAATTTTGGTGTTCTCTTAATAACAGTAGCAGGGTGAACATCACTATAAAAGTAGATGCCACAATGATCTCCTACTTTAGGTTGCCATTTAATTTTCATGATAAGTAAGTCTCCTTTGCCATTGTGATTGCTTGAAACAGATTATCGAAAGTTTGCATATCAAAATCTGGATTTGCTTGAGGATTAACCATCTGATTATGTTCACACATAATATTATAGAGCATCATGTATTGACCTTTAGTAACATCAATGTTTAATCCTTTTTCTCTGTTCATAATAATAAATCTGTCTTATACATCTATTATAGCGAATCTAAGTCTCTTCTTTTATGTTTGTGTGTAGATATTTTTATTGTCACATTCCTCCTTGACATAAGTTTCTTTATGAAGTAGATAAAATTCATCTAATCACTCCATCCCTAGGATACTGACCCTGTGGTTCAGTAGGTAGAGGTTGATAATATCCTCTAGGTTGTCCTAATCTCTTTTGTATCATAATAGAGATAGTTTTATCGAACCACGCATCAAGTGATGACGACATTTGCCTATAACCAGAACCCACATAAATTTGTCCTGCAAATACTGATAGGGTTGCTGTTCCCCAAAATAGGTAATAGAATTTAGTCTTTACCTGTGCCTTTAGTTTTCGTTTAATTTCCATTAATTAATTCCAATAGCAATTTTACTGAATCCTATTGTCAATAGGAATACAAACATTATTACGACATCCCACATTTTATTTTGAATATAAAATGGTAATGCCATCAACTCAAATGTGACATTGAACATAGCACCAACATAAGTGCTAATATGTAATGTAACAAAGTATCCTAATATTATTCCATAAGTGCCTATCATTCTTGCTAGAACAATGGGTTTAGAGGTTTTCATTAATGATCTGGATGACTTCATCACATTTGTCAGGATAATCGTTTTTGTCTAAAAAGTGATCTTGAACAGTAAAACCGATCTGATCTAATGCTTTATTATAGCATTTTTTGACACTATTAACAAGTGCTATTATTTCATTATATGCTTTATCATCCATAATAAATCTATGTTTTAACTCTGGATTTTCTTCTATCTCTCTAAGGATATGATCTAATTGTTCCATCTGGAATAAATCAAGTCCAACTTTAATTTTGTTTCTCATTTTGGTGTATCTCCCTCCTCATATTCTGTAACTTCAAACATATCAATTATTGAGTCCATACCCTCTCTGATATACTTATGTCTAGTTTCTGCTCTTTTGTTTGTTAGGTGACTTCTAAAATAAGTATCATATTTAATATAATCTTCTGCCATACCATTTATTTTACAGTATTCTTTAAGTCCTTCCCATACCATGTCCCATGCTTCATCAGACATAATATCTCTTGCTTTGTGTTGATTAGTCATAGGATTGAAATAGTTTGTGAACCATCAGGATTGTCTGTGATTGTTATTTTTTTATTTGGATGAGACTTTTGTAATAGTCTCTTCAATTTTAAGTTTTTTAATAGTTTTTTCATCTATAAATGTGAAACATCATACCATGATAACCAGAATTATATTTCTTACCACTACCCTTCATTTGTAGATGAAATAGTTTTTCACCATCTTTAGTTCTAAACTCTGCGGTAGTATTATTTAATGTCCACTTACCAGTTTTTACTTTTGTTCTTAATGTATCTAATGGAATCATAGTTATTCTCTCAGTACCCTTTAAATGCCATACAAGAGTATTTACTGACTCACCTTCAAATCCCTTTGCAACAACTACCTCAAATACTTCCATCTTATTTGTATTCATCCATCTTAAGAATGATGATGACACCTTAGTATCAATATTATTTTTATATACTCTGTTTTGATGTATTTCTTTATCAGATAATTCAAGTGTAGGATGTTTCTCTTGTACAATGGATTTTAGTCCTTCATTTGGATAACCAAAGAATTGAGTTAGAAATTCTCCACATAATGTATTAGATAATTTAAAGTGTTTAATCCATTTAGAGGTAGAATATAAACCTACCTGTGTGTGGTTTTTTGATACACTCTTTACACTATAATTCCAGTCTCTAGTCTCTTCTTTAATATCAACCTTAGTATTTGGTTTTCCGTCAACAGTATGTTTACCACCAAACAAATTGTCAAATGTAGCAGCAAGTTTATGTTCAAACTCATGTCCTGCTACCTTAGCGTTTTTACCTGCAATTTGTGATGCTACCATTTCTGACCTTTTTGGAATTTTCATATATTTACATTATAGTCCATAATATTATTGTAGGTAAGGTAGATGTGACAGATTTTTAATTGTCTCAAGATATTCCTTATGATCTACCATATTAGTTTTACTCTTATAGTCTTGAATATAATCATGCTGTTGTTTAGCATCATCATATAATGCCTGTGGATTTTTCCTTGACCACATATACTCCTCTATTGCTTTGTTATTAATCATGTTAATGCCTTTCATTATCTGTATATAATTATCGTTACCCCAGAAATCTAACATATCATCAGTATCAAATATATCTAGGAACTCATGCTTACATTTTTCCTCCAAAGTCCTTACCCAGTCAGTTTTATGATCTTTCATATATCTCCAGAATTTAGAGTCAGTTCTATTAGTACAATAATGTAAGTTTAAAAATTGTGTGTAGTCAAACAATCTTTTATTCTGACACATATTAAATCTATCTCTATTATAGTCTAGCATTTTAAGAGTAGAATTTACACTCAAAAATGTCTCTACCATGAATGTAAGGTATTGATGAGTCAATGCTTCAAGTGGTTCTATAAATCCACCTGCTAAACCTACTGCTACACAATTTCCTATCCAAGGTTTTTTCCAGTATCCACTATTCCATTTAAGTATCTTTGGTTCTTCACTTAATCTTTCAGAATGATTTATTGCTAACCAATTATCAAAGTCATGCTTTGCTTCATCATCAGTAGTAAACTTAGATGAGTACAAATAACCCGTACCATATTCAGTTTGTGACGGGATCTGCCAAATCCACCCATTTTTAGTCGCATTTGCTAGTGTGTAACTAGGAATAAAATCACTGTGATTTTTTATTTTCTGTGGTATTGCCCTGTCTAATGGTAAATGCTCAGATAAATCTACCCACTCTGCATCATCCAACTTATTAAGTAACATAGCATTGAGTCCACTTGCATCTACAAATAAATCTGCAGTTACTTCCCCACTCTTCTCACATATAATACTCTGTATATTTTTACCATCAGTTTTTACCTCACTCACTTTATCTTCTATAATATTGACTCTGCCCTTTAAATATTTGAATAGAAACTCACATAATTTATCTGTTGTTATATGAAATGCAAAATCATGCTTATGTAATTCATAATCAGCAGGAATAGTATTTGTTGGTTCATTGAAGTTAATGCCACCAGTATAACAATCATTAAGTAGAGAATAAAAGGAACTCACATTACTTGTTAATATTTCACTTCTAGTTCCTGTTTCATCATCTGCAACTTCCACAAATCCATGATAATACTGTGTATGTGGAATCCAGTCCTTGAACAATACACCTAACTTAACTGTTGCATCTAATTCTCTAATAACATCCTCTGTATTATATCCTAAAGTTTCTTCAAACACATCAACAAAACTAGGTGTAGTTCCCTCCCCTACACCTATACTTTGATTCTCTGGATTATAATACAATGATATATTAACTTTATCTTTCCAAAAATTATTGAATAATGCAGCAGTAACTAATCCAGATGTACCACCTCCAACTATTACTATATTCATATACAATCGTATCCTATTGTTCCAAATGGTTCTGGTGGGTCAGTCTCTCCCAAAGTTGATAATAAATGAGCATACGGAGCTCCTAGACCTATTGAATATTCATAGAACATATTTGCATTGTTCATCCATGAGTAAGGTAGTATCAATTCTCCACTAGCATTTTGTGCGTGATGTGCTATTCTAAAATCCTCCTCAGTAAATGAGTCACTTATTATTTTATCTAAGAATTTATTTCCTGCAAATACGCCAGGATGTGCAAATACTGGACTGTTTAAATACTCAGTTGCTTGCTCTTTAAGTCTATTCCAGAATTCTGTATCATGTCTTGAACCATATTGATAAGTAAAACATAAAAAAGACTGTAAAGTTTGTATAATATAACTTCCATAATTTAACTGTAGCATATGGTCATGCACTTCTCGATCTCTAGCATTATCATTATAAAGGTATCTACATATTTGTTCTGCAACAAAATAAGTTGACTCTGCACTTGTGCCAGGCGATGCAGGTTCTATGTTTATTAATGCAGCACCATTTCTCATATATCTTTTATTATCAGGATGTATTACATAATTTGATATTTTAGGTATCCATGAATGTTCTTCATAAAAGAATGTTCTTTGTCCACCATTGACTGTCTCATCAAATTTAAAATTAGGAAATACCTCCTTAAAATCCTCTACAACATCAAGTTCATGAGCAATATTATTATCATATAGATATATCCATCTTTGACTGTCACGCAAGGGTAAACCCACTATGTGACCATACTTAGCAGCATATTCAATAGTATAATTCCAATTACCTTTTTCTGGTATTTCTATCATTATTGCACTATTAGTAAATGTCACACTAGGTTGCATATAATCCATTTCCCAACCTAATGGATTTTTTTCTGTGCAGTCTATGACATAATCATACTCATTATTATTAATTAAACACTTATCATCAGTAACAGAGAATGAATCTATTTTCTGTTGTATTATACTTACATTCTTTCCAAATATCTTACCACCATCTTCTAGAAAATGTTGTCTAAATTTTTCAATATCAAATGTATTGCTACATCCTGATACCATAAAGTTTTTATCTCTTCTATTACCCCAACCAACATACTTATACCCACAACTATCAACACCGTCACAATACTTATCTAACCATCTTTTAGTAAAAAATATTTCTCTCTCTAATACTTCTTGAAAGGCAACACCAATACCACTTAACATATATGGATATACTTTGTCAGGGTCATGTATTAAAGTAAACTCATCATCACCAAATTTTTCTTTACCATCATACCTTCTATTCATTACTAATAATGATAACTGTATGAACGCTTCGGGTGTAGCACCCACTACTGCAATTTTTCTGGTCATGGCATAAAGTTGAAATTAATTAACACTCTTCGTTCATCCTTAGTTGGACTACCTGCGTGATAATAATTTGATGGGAAAACAATTAATCTACCTTTCTTAGGTGATACTTTATCTACTGGACTCCACTGATGTTCAAATCTATTGTCTATTCCTATCTCATCATTAATATCTCTTTCTTGAAATAAGTATGTGTCTCCAGTGGCATCAGTAACATAATATATAGCACTAAATCCTCCAGAGTCAGTTGTATCTGTGTGTGGTGGAAAATGTACTATATCATCTTTTATTGGTGTCTGTAATATACCTCTAATCCTTACTGGTCTGTAGTCTGGTAAAATATCATCTACTACCTTACTCATTAAACCTATCATAGTGTGATAGAGTGATGTATCCCATATCTTACCATCTTCAAATACATTAACAGTAAACTGTGGGTATCCACCACCTCTCTTATCACCTACTTTATAATCCATTGAATCTTGCCAACTCCAAGGAATTTCTGGACTCGATAATAATTGTTCTATAACATCTTGGTAAGTTGGACTAACAAAATCATCAAAGACTTTAAATTTGTGTGCTATTGGTGTAATCATTCACAATCTTTGGTAGTTAATATATCAAATGGGATAATTTTGTCATCAAGTAAGAAGTCATGATACTGGTCGGGATCTTCAAAATTTTCCTCAACATTGTCCATAAATCCTTTGATTTCTCTAATGAGTTTCCAACAGGCATCTTGTTCAATTTTCTCCTCTGGAGATAAATCTTTAAACCTACCTAGTCTAGCATAATACTCATACTTTAGTGTAATGTATTCCCTGACCTTAATAAAGTCTTGGAATGTTGCTACTTTGTCCATGATTTTACAACGGTAATGTTTGCTTGCCTAAAATCATCATCAACAAACTTTAGGTTAGTACCTTTATATGATACCACATATCCCTCTGGTTGTGAAGGAACTCTATCAACAAATGTTTTGATTCTATCAACTTTATTTAACTGACTTAATACCATTTTCTTAGCAGTACGAACTGAGATGTATGATGCTACCACAAAATAAATCTCCATCTCAAACTTTTGTATGAATTTTAAACCCATGTTCTTCATGTGCATATATCTTTTCTTTGCAGTCTCAGTCTTTTTCTTATCAATCTCTTCATCCATTTTTCTAGCATAAAATAATGCAAAATCTCCTGCAACTCTCTTAGTGTCAACAACACCCTTACCAGTTCTAATTCTCTCATTGAAAAACTGTTTGAATAATGTTGCCATCAAGAATTTAGATGTACCATACTCATGTATAAGTTTTAGAAATTCTTTTGATTTGTGAACTGAACCTGATGCTCTGTTGATAAGAGCAGTGTACTTAGCACTGTCACGAACATTAAACTTAGTTATACCTGACTCATCTACAAAATTAGCATCTGGAACATAACACTCTTTAGTGCTAGGTATCTTTAACTGAGCATTTACTGCTGCTGTAGCAGTCTGTATAGTGTCTCCTAAGTAAACTGTATGAAATACTATACCTAACTCTGCCTCTGTGATACTGATGCCCTTGAGAGAGTCAACAGGAACTGCATAGGTAATAGCATTTGGTGTAAATGTAATATATCTTTCTCCATCTAAATTTGCATATTCTGTATCATTAGTAAATAACAAGTCTCCTTGAACCATACCTCTGATACCTAGTGTAGGTAGATACTTAAGACATACTTTGAGTTTATTTGCTAACTGTTCATCATCAGGTGCAAAATAATATAAATCTATGTCTGTCTCTGTGTAACAAACTTTAGGATTGAACTTATTGAATACTGATTTAGTACCAACAAAGAATCTATCAGTCTGTGGGTCAATGCCACAAATAATAGCAGGTGAACCATCCCACTTTGTACTAATTTTTAAGTCAGACTTTTTGCCAGTCAACATATGACCGAATGATTTGAGAAAGTCTATGGTTTCTTTAGGTGAACCATTAAGGATATTATCTTCTAAATGTTCTAGGTGTGTGTTTTTCATATCTCTATTATAGCAAACTTTGTACCCTTTGTGTGAGTTCATTTGTGCCAGTTATTGAAATGGTTTACCAGATAACCATACTACTAAACTTTTCCTACTTCCTTTAGTGACAGGTGTAACTTGATGTAATGAATAACTTGGAAACGCAATCACCAAACCTTTTTCCTTTGGAAGTGTTGAGAGTCTACTAGAATGAATTTGAAAATCACCACCCTCATACTCATCAGGATTTGATAACTGTAAGGTGATACTTAATTTTCGTTGAGGATATTCAGATCCTTTTATACCATTATCTATATGCCATCCATAAAAACAACCGTCACTATTATATCTTGTGTATTGTAAATCTTCAGCAAATCCTGATATATCAAATCTCCAATGCAATCCATTTAAACATCTACATATATTTCCTAACCTTTCATATATCCACTCAGTATCCTTATTCAGTCCTATCCATGAATTTAATGATTTTCTTATTGCTTCATTTGATTTTTGTTTTTCTGAATCTGCACCTACTGTAGAGTTCATTGCATTATACAATTCACCTATTTGAATTATTCTATCACATTCGTCAGGTGTAAATCCATCTTCCCAAGTTGCATAATCACACTCATCATATGTTGGATGAGGTAATAAAGGATAATGTGCCATAATAAAATTAGTAAATTACTCGAATGTCTCCTCCATTTGGGATGACTTGATAAGGTGTACCAGAGACTGCTCTACCTGCAGCACCTCCACCAGGATTTGTCTTACCCCAGTCTCCACCTGCAACACCATCTTGACCAGGTGTACCAGGTGTACCAGGTTGACCATCACCACCAGGTGTACCAGGTGTACCAGGTTGACCTGGTGTGCCAGGTGTGCCAGGTGTCCCATCACCGCCAGGTGTTCCATCTGTACCAGGTGTACCATCAGTACCTGGTTGACCAGGTGCACCATCAGTTGCAGCACCACCTTGTGCGGGTTGACCTGGTTGTCCACCAGAACCAGGATTTCCACTGCTTCCTTGTCCACCTCCTGTACCTGGTTGACCTTGTGTACCTTGAGTTGCTGCAGTTGCTGAAGTACCAGGTGTACCAGGTGTCCCTGCACCACCAGGTGTTCCTTGTGTGCCTGGTTGCCCTCCTGATGAGTTTAAAGTTCCAGTTAGATTGTTCCAACCTCTACCTCCACTACCAGAACCTGCTAATCCTTTAATACCCTTAACTCCATTATAACCCCCTTGTCCAGCTAAACCACCTTGTCCTCCTTGACCATGTAAACCCTTAACACCACCTTGTCCACCAGTACCTGCTCCACCACCTGCTCCTTTTCCTCCTCCAGAACCACCTTGTCCTCCATCACCACCTGCCATAGCAACACGATTGTTGATAGCATATTGTTGTGACTGCTGAACATTTGCAGTTTGTTGTGTTGACTGTGTAGTAGTTTGACAACTAGGATACCTTGACCACCATTCTCTGCGTCTTGAACAATTTTGACTGTAACTTAAAATAGTTTGTTGTGCTGTACTATTAACTCTTTGCCAGTTATATGAAATCCATGTCTGCTGACCTGGTTGACCTGGTTGACCAGATGAACCTGGTGTACCCTCTATTCCATCACTACCTGAGTTGCCAGGTGTGCCATCTGTACCATCTGTACCATCAACGCCAGGTTGACCGTCAACCCCTGCTTGACCTGGTGAGACATTATTAGTTCCATCTACACCATCCACACCATCCACACCATCAAATCCTCCACCACCACCTGCCCATATTTTAGAAGTTGATCCTTCACATGATACAAATACAACTCTAGTTGCAGGTGCAGAGGGATTTGATATTGTTATAGCATGACCACCAGGATTTCCTGATCCAGAACCTTTGACACCACCTGCTGCCATGATACCACTACCTGCAGGGGAATTATTAACAAATAGATTAAGATTAGATGATGCAGAGCTAGCAATGGATACAGCAGGTGTGCTAGTATCATCTGAAACTATCCTACCTCTAATTTTTAAGTATTTGGTAATATTTCTATTGAGGTTATTTCCCCAGTTTACACTAGCAGTTGGTGTGTCAGGTCCTGTAAGACTACCTGCATCAAATTTCTGCTCAGTTGCATTTGGGTCTTGTTCTATAACATATTCTTTTATTATATCTTTTACATCTTGAGGTGATATAGCACCACTTGTGGGTACTCCAACATTTTCTACAGCATCTAAAATATATGGTAAATGTGGATCTGATGATGTAGGATGTGCAGGAAAATTATATGGTGCGTCTATATCTGTAACTCTATACAATTCTGATGCAGAGATAGATTTTGATGTATCACCTATCGCTGCTCTAATTTGACCAAATGAAAACTCGGTATTATTTGGTATATCAGATGTTTTTAATAATTGTTGGGTAGTATTTGACCAATCAGGTGCTGCCATAACTTTATGTGAATGTTCCTAATACAATAGAACCTACTCCTACTAGATTTAGTACCGCAGTATTTCCTACTGTAATTATTTCATAACCAGTGGTTGCACTACCTACTAATGATCTCCATTGATCATCTGCACAATATACTTGAAGTTGATGAGTAGGTGAGAAGTAACCCATGTTAGAAGTTGACCAACCAACTGGTTCATCTACTGGTACTGTGGGTGTCTGTGCAGTTTTATTAACTTCACTCTCAAATATAGGACCTTTAAATCCTCTAATTGAAACGAAATCATTAAGTGTCTTACCAAATGTTTCTGTGAGTAATCCTATGAAATTACCACTGCCTTGACCCATAGCAATTTTAAGTTTCATATCATGCTTACTGAACCATAAGTTACCAACATGATCTCCCTCACTATGGAAATATGATCCACCACTTGATGCTGTATTTCCCTCTGCAACAGGTAAACATAATGGTTGCCCTGCTGATCTCATATCTAATGCACCGCCAGGTTGAGTGGTATTAAATCCAATTTGAATTGTATTTGTACCAACACCAATAGTACCACCTATGCCAGTATGATCTCCAAATAATCTAATATTTCTATAGATATCTACATTTTCCAGACCTTCACTTGTAGCAGCAACTGCAGTTGTACCAATACCAATACTACCACTCTCAAATATACTTACTGAATCTAATAAAGCATTACCGTTTCTACCATAACCAACATAGAACTTACTATTCATCAATCTGTCACCAGATGTTGTTCCAATACCCACACCCTGAGAGTATGCGTCCATGAACAATTCTGACTGTGTAGAATATATCTCAACACCATCAGTAATTCTACGATTACCAGTATTGACTCCAATATATTGACCAAAGATTCTGGTATTCTGTCCAGATGTAACCAATATATCACTAAATGTGCTTATACCTGATGCTCTATATCCAACAGCAGATACAACACCTGTAAGACCATCAATTTTAATTTGACCCGTTGATATTGTTCCAATACCCGTTACATTTAAACCACCTGCTATTTCTAAACTACTTGCTTTTGCAATTCCTATTGTAGATATACCTGCAATATTAATATTAGATCCAACTATATTTTGACCTGTAATATTTCCACCACTAATAGCACCAGTCGCTGTAATACCATCAGCACCAGTGATAGAACCATTCATAGTAATTCCTGATCCTAGGATTAGTCCACCACCATTCAACACTCTTATATCTGACCCTGCAACGGTATTACCAACAACTAGACCACTACCAATAGTCTGTCCTCCACCAATATTTGAACTATCAGTTGCATCTAATTCTCCTGCGGTTACAGTTCCAGTAACATTAAAGTCAGCACCACCTGTAACAGTTCCTTGGAATGTTGATATACCTGCAACAGATAGACCTGCACCAACATTAAGTACATTGATATTTTGTGTAGAACCTAATTCAACACTACCTACTAAACTACCACCAATTGATATACTTCCACCTAATATTAGATCACCATTATGAACTCTAACTGTTCCAATAAAACCTGCAGCATCACCAACAGCAGATGAAGTATTACCTACACCTAAAAATTCTCCAACTCTTAATTCTTCTCCTACTGTACTAACACCTGCACCTCTGAGGAATGTGGGTGCTGTACCATTAATATCAACTGAATCTACTTGAATATCTGGATCTCCACCTATACCATATGCTATTGATGCATTTAATGATGTGGTTGCAGTTCCACTAAATGTGGTTGCAGTAATAATACCATTACTTGCTGTGATTCCACCTGATACTTGTATAGCATCAAACTCTGTAAGGTTGGAGAATGTTCCACCTCCAGATACAACACTGCTGACAACTATAGCAGGTACATCAGTCAGTCCTTGTGCGTTGGTTGCAACTGTAGCACTATCAGCATTACCTGCTAGACTTCCAACAAAGGCACTGGATGCTGTTATGGTTGAAAATGTACCAACCTCTGCATTTATATTACCCTGTCCTGCACCTGTTTCATTTAATACTGTAATATTTTTTGTTACTAATCCTTCAAATGTACCAATACCACTCTCGGCATCCATGTATATTTCATATCCTACAGCAAAATCTGCACCACCTCTAGGTTGGTCAGTTCCAATTCCTACATCTTTTAATGTAAAAATGGTGTCACCTGCACCAGGATTTGTCCAAACTGATGCGGGAATATTTGTTAAATTTGCACCAGAACCGAAATATTCTACAGCAGTAACATTACCTTGTTCATCTACTGTAAATCCTGTAGTTCCAATACCAACTTGAAATGCTGCCTCTGGAACTGTAGTTCCTATACCTACTGACGATCCACTGCTAACAGCAATATCATTCTTAAATGAACTAATACCTGTAACTGTTACATTATTAAATTCTGCACCTTCAGATACTATAACATTACCACGAACATCCAACTGCTGTCTAGGTATTGTACTACCAATACCCACCAGACCATTATTGGAGATCAGGTCATCAGTATCTACTTGAATCCCATCTCTGAAATTTATGACGGTTTTATAATTGCTTGGCATTATCTTTTAGTAGGTAAAACCCTTGAGTTATTTATCTTTGATGTCATCAACCTTATTAGAAAGATCTTTGACTGCCTCTATTAACAGAGGTATAAGTTTATTATAGTGGACACCTTTAGTGCCATCAGGTTTGGTAGATACTGCTTCGGGAAGAACCTTCTCAATATCTTGTGCGATCACACCAATGTCATGTCCAGAATAGTTTTTGTTACCTTCCTTCCAATCGTATTCAGTACCACGAATCTGCATAACCTTAGCTAATGGATTCTCTAATGTAGATACATTTTCTTTTAATGATATATCAGAGGATTGACCATAGAATGCGACAATATCATCACACACATGTAAAGGTCCTCCACAGAATGTAGCACCTGCACCTGCAAAGTACACATCACCACTAAATGTTGTGAATCCAGTATTCTGAACTATTTGGTTGTAAGTTACAGGTGCATCATACTGTGTATCGGTTGCGATTGCAACTCTGAAACCAGGTGCTGCATTTAAAATCAAGTTACCTTGAAGTGTTTTAGTTGTAATCTCATTCTTATTAGTACCAACACCAACAAGCACATTGTTGATAGCAGCACCGTTAGGGAATGAACCAGTAAAGTCTATATCACCTGCTAGTTCGATAGTTCCACTAGATACCACCTTACCAGTCATGGAGACATCATTTGTCATAGTAACAGGACCATCAAGTTGTGATAGTATGTTTTGACCTGCACCACCCTCAACATTAAGTCTCTGTTTGACAGTAACTTCATCAAATACAACAGAGTTTGCAGAAGGATCTTCTCCTGTAATACTTGGAATAGGAATATCAAATGATTTTTCCTGTCCAGTTGCAGAGTTAATCTTCTTGTTACCAATAAAGAAGTCTCCTCTATTATTCAGTCCAGTATAAACATTAGTACCACCACCTCTGTTTTGTGACTGTGCTAAGTATTCTTCAGTCTCAGTAAGAGTCCTGTTCTGAACTTGTGGTAGACCAGTTGAGTAGTTACCAGGACCATAACCAAGATATTCAAATGTGTGACCTGATGCTCTAAGTATCGAAGGTCTTCTACTCTCCACTGCTAGAGTTTTTATCTTCCGCATTGGAGTGTTAATCGCATGAGTTTTAGGAACTGTTCCTAATTGTCCTCTAAGAACAGTAAGTGAATCATTTCCTGATCCAGTTAGTCCTGTAGCAGAAACTCTTACAATCTCTTCATTAAGTTCAAGGTAATCTCCTAACTCAAATCTATTTGCAGTACCAATACCACTGGCATGTTGTACTGGAATTATTGTTGCTGTATTTGTTATGTCAGTTTTTAATCCTACACTATCTCCACCATATAGATTGAAATATCTAGCACCTATTGCTTCTTTAACATCAACTGTTTGATTGTTGTCTGAGAAAGCATGTGGTAGTATTCTATATCCTGATACAAATACTGGATCTGTAACTGTGGTTGAGGTAAACTCATTAGGTGATGCGATAGTATTACTATAGAAATCTCCTACCTTATTATTATTGTTATCTACAACTGTAAACTGTCCACCTCTCCTGATATTATGAGGTGTGGATGTAGTAAATGTTGTCAATCCTGTAGTAACATCAAAGTGAGTAGACGCTATAGCAACAGAAGGACCTGATTTAAAGATATATTGTCCAGATGCAGAATTATGAGGAATTATTGTAGGATCTCCTACTGTAGCAGCGATAGCAATACTACTTGGAGTTGGGAATGATAGTATTCTGTAATATCCATCATCTGTTTTACCAACACCAGTTACTTGTATTGTATCATTGACATTATTGATAATACCTGCAGTTGGAACTCCTATAGATGCACCTGTAAAGTTCTCAGGGTACAATGTCTCTCCACCTATAAAACCAGAGCCAGGTGACTGAAGTTTGAAGTATGTTATAGAAGTAGAACCAACACCAACTTTTATATGTGCTGTTGCACCATTCCAATTTTGTGATCCATCTAATAATCTTACATTATATTTGTCTGTAACAGCAAATCCTGTGCCACTACTGAATGGTGATAGATTTTCATATTCTTTCACCCCGTTAAAATCATGCTGATTGTCTAGTTGAACTGTTACAACACCTGCTGATACGGGAGTAACACTAGAGACAGCAAGACCAACACCAAAGTTTTGTGAGAATTTATCTATTGCTTCTCTGGTTGATGAGTTAAGTATATTATTAGAATCTACTTTACCAAGAGGAGCTCTCCTAGCAAATGATTTCATAGCAGGTGGATTCTTTCTTACATTATCTCTATCTAACTGTGGATAGAAGTCACTAACCTGTTGACTGTACTGTTGATCTGTAAATTCTGTTGGTGGTGTGTAATCAGATGCTAAGATTTCTAATAGATATACACCATCAGTTTCATCCTTAGCATATGGTTTCAGTACAGTAGATCTATAAACATCAAAGTTACCTTTGTTATCTTTGACAGTAAATCTAGGTAGACTTAGACCTCTGCTTGCAGTATTGTCTATGAAATTACCTGTATTTTTTGTATCTCCATCTACATCAGTATTACTATACTGGAATTCCATATTATTAGGAACTGCAGTTACAGTATAGAATCCATTATATCCTTTTTTATCTGCACCTGTAGGGTTGTTACTATCAAGAACATTCTCAGTATATACAAGTTGTCCTACTTTTACACCATGTGGTAGTTCTGCTCTAACTGTGACAGTATTGCCCACTTCACTTGTTGTTGCAATAAACCCGTAGTTTCTCTTAAAATTATTATCCGAAGAAGTAATTGAAGTTGCAGTAGCATCAGATGTTTTTGCGAATCCAGTTGTGCTTGAAGGTTGCAATACAAATCCATCTACGGGATCTCTTGAGTTCTCTGCTTCTTTTGGAATTACATAGCGAACTTTATATAATTTGTTATCAATACCTCTACGATCCTCATATCTCTTGAAGTATGATGCATCAGTCTCCTCATTATTCTTGACATAATCATTAGTATTAAGTTGACCGTAAAGATTAGAATTAGTGTCAGTTAAAACATACCAGTTTTTCTGTGTATCATCAAATTGTACTGGATGTCCTATATCATTAGGTTTCTTATCACTTACTCTACTCTCTACTCTTAAATCACTACCACCATAGATTGATATAGGAATATTATTTACAGCATTTGATAATGTGCTTGCTAATTTTAGTGCAGTTGATGTGGGTTTAATAGCATAGTAAACTCTATTTGGTTCTAATCCTTCTGGTAAATCACCTGCATCACTGATAACACGAACAGTTTCACCATCTATAATACCAATATCCTGTATTGCTAGTTCAAAATTAGTATTAGGTACACCTGCAGTACTAAATTTAGTTCCTTGATGTGAGTTGATACCGATACTAGAAGTTTGAACACCAGTTGTTACATTCTCTGGCATATAAACTGGAGATCCAAATTCAGTACCACCTATGGATACATATAATTCTTCATTTAAGTTTGCACCTAATCTGTAACCCTGTGTTAATGGAAGTGGTGGTACATCCTCTCTATCAAATCCAGAGAGATATAAGTGTGATGATATACCTGCTTGTTTTGTCTTATTTACATCTAACTGGAAATATGATATTTTATCTCTGTCTTCTTCATAAGTAGGAACCCACTCAGGAGAAACAATATGTGTGATATATCCTTGGTCATCTCTTGGGAAAGCATCAGGTCTAAATCCACCTGCAATCAAGGCATGTTGTCCAAAGTTGGAGTTAGAGTTAGTAATTGATGCATCAGCACCACCTGACCCTTTAATATGACCATTATAACCAATAGCAAATACTGATACAATCTGCATGACCGCATCATTATCCATTTCTACATGGGTTTGTTCCCATCCTTTACGATATATTGCACCACTATCTAAATGATAGACTGTATTAGGGTCAGTAGAACTAGATTCTGCTGCTAGTGTAGCACCTGTAGTTTTTTGATATGCTATTCCTTCGTATTGACGACTTTCTTTATTATATTTTACAAATGCTCTATCATCTTTCTGTAGTGATATACCAGTGAACTGTGCTACAACCATTGATCTGAAACCAGTTGACTTAGCACCGTCTGCTTTCATACCGTTCATACCATATACAGAACGGAGTGAAGTATTAAAGATATATGGTGATGCTCCTTTTACAGTATCTGCTTCAATAGTTGCTCTTGCTGCACTAATATTTGTAGGTGTAGCAGGTAAGTTAGCAGGGACATCAGGTATTAAGTATGTAAACTGAGTAGCTGATGGTACACTCTGAACAGATGTTGATATATTATAAGGTGTAACATTAACACCGCTAATCTTGATTGGTGTGCCTGTGGTTAATCCATGAGGTGACTGAGTTGTGACAGTTACCTGAGTTGTAGCTGTTGTACCATCACCTGCTATGATAGATGTTATGATAATAGGATCATTACCTAATGCACCAACTATTTCATACTCTGGTCTTACTTTATCAAAGTCACCTAAGAAATTAGGATACTCATAATCTACTGCACGACCTGTTGGTTCTTGATATGCATAACTTAGTTTGTAATAGTACATACTAAGATCTGTTACATACCCTTCTACATCATTCACACCATCAGCATACTCAAAACAAGTTAGTTTGTGATGAGAGAATGTTGGTTTTGATTGATTTGCTTCATTAAACTGTTGATGGTCTGTATATACTAAACCATTCTCATTTCCATCAAAGAATGAGAATTGCCAGAAGTAACAACTACCTGTGATCCTCATTATTGCGGATGGAGGTACTGCATCATCTGTAGGGTTTGGAACATATAACGGTCTTATTTTTGTCTTCCTTAAATCCATACCAACTATGGAAGTACCTCTTGGTACAATTACACCACCATAGACTGAGTTAAATTTGTATAATACATTATTCTCAACTGATAAATCAAACTCACTTGTAAGACTTAATCCAAATGTTAGTGATGCGAGTGCTTCTCCACCTGTAGGTGATACTGATAATGCTCTAGTTCCATCAGTAGGGTCTGGTTTTATTGCAAATCCTGGTCTGTTATCAATCTGATGTTCACCTGGATAGATCAATATAGTTGTCTTATCTGTGTCATCATTATCAATACCTGGTTGATATGAAAATCTTGCAGACTCTATAAGAGCTCTTTGTATTGTCTTGAATGGTTTTGTTAAAGAGTTACCCTGATTAGTAATACTGTCTGTAGAGTCCAAATCATTTGGATTTACATAAAGGATTCTACCTTCGGTATTCTTTATAAAATTTTCTAACTTATTTAATGGCATCTCACTATCAGTAGATACAGGTTGCTTCAGTTATTTAGCCTAGTCTAAATACTTCTATAACAATAATATTATGGATCTTCAAAAGATAGCAACTTATAGTTCAGCAGCAGCAGTCGTTGGCACAGGTGCATTCGTTGGCGGTGGTCAAGTTATTGACAACTACAATGATGGTCCTGCAAAGAGACAAGAAGCACAAATTGAACAAATAAGAACAGTTATCGCAGAAGAAGTCTTTAAGCAATTAAAGGATGCATGGCCTGAGACATCAGGACCAGTAAAAGGAACTCCACTAAAACAATGAAAGCATTTATCGGAACACAAATCAGCAGATTTTTCAACTCAGGAAAATGGGCATTGAAACTGATCTTTCTTGTTGTAATGGTTGAGTTAGGTATTGTTGTAGGTGCTATTGCTACTCAAGAACTTGATGAAAACGATAGTAACAACATCAAACATATATTATCTTTAGTTGCTACAAAGTCATTTGCCCTATATGCAGCAGAGAAAGGTATAAAAGAGAAAGAACAATGAAACTTTACTCCCTCCAATACTTAATAAGAAAATACTTTCGTCTTCCTCGAAAGAAATTGTGGATTGCTGCTTTAAAACTGAACCGTGCTCCAGTTTTATGGTATAATGAGGAAGTAGAGCAGAGAAGAAATAAAGAAAAATTAAGAAAACAACGAATCTCAAAACTTTATCCAAAACAATGAAATACACATCAGCATTAATTCTAGGCATTATATTTGCCTTCATGGTATATCTCCCGAACATGGCATATGCCGAAACAACTAATAATGGTGAAACATTATGGGTTCAAGTTCCTCAGTGGTCAGATGACTGGGAAAAATGTGCAGTAGATGTACCAGATGCTGCATGTCATTGGTATGTTGCTAATGCAGACAATACATTTGGTGAAGGATTTAATTGGGAAGATGCACCTTGGTATAGTGTAGAGGGATTAAAAGATGTCGCACCTATACAAAAGAAGACTGTAGTAGAAAAGTTGCAGGAGATAGGATGAATTATTCTGAAGTAATGCAAGTGTATAAACAACCAATATCAATGAAATACATACCTTTAAAGCATGTACCTAATATTTTTAGAGGTGCTTTGACTGTAGCAATATTATGTCAATTCCTTATATTAAGTTAAATGGTGTTAATGTACCTTTTAATCAGGTACAACCAATCGGTATAACAGATACTCGCATATGGTTATTCACTCCACCATCAACAATACCAAATCATATTCCAGTAACTACTCAGATTGGAGTTCCAATCGTGGATATGCCTGGTTGCGTGAAGATAAGTCGAGAGAATTCCAGTCGGAAGGAAGGCAATAACAGCAAGGCACTAGTAAATGACGACCCCAAAGGTAATATTGTATTATGTGATGGCGGTCTTCCTTACTACGAACCGACTGACTATGAATCAGAGGATTTAACATGGGAAACAGTTGTAACAGAAAATGATGAACCACCTCCAGTAGATACAGGTGATCCTCCTCCACCTCCAGAATCGGATACATCACCACCTGATACACCGAAAGAAGATAAAGAAATAGAATGTCCACCAATTAATGCTCAGAGAGTAGGTGATAGATCCCAAAAGGGTGATGAACAAATAGCAGGATACAAATTAACACCTGATGGATTAATCTGTGAGACAATTTGGGAACCAGTTCCTGCAGTTGAGCAATTTTTACCCTCAGCAGGAATGGTAACTACTACTGTCGCTGTTGCTACTGTGGCAACTGCGTCTGCCCTATTTGCAAAACCTTTAGCAGATCTGCTCCTCCGAGTTGTGAAGCCTGCTGTGAAGAAGGGGATTGATTCTGTGAAGAAGAAGATGGGAAAGACTGATAAGAAGTTGTCTCGTTCTCAGATTTTATCAAATAAGTATCGGGATTCAAGGGGTCTTCCTCCTTTGAAGAAGTAGGATTATTCCATTTTGGTTGTGGGAAGTCATGTTGATGCTGTACAACTTGACCGCCTGGTGCTGTAACTACTACATCTGAACAAATAGCAGCATATTGAGACTGAGGGTGGAAAAATATACCAGATTTTTTTAGCTCACCACAGTTTTTTAACCTAGCTAATTCAAAATCGAGTCTCTTATTGGCAACTAATTGATTTTGCATGTTATTCTGTGCTACTGCTGCCTGTTCACACAAATCTCTTAGTTTTTTATTTAATGGTATGGATAGTGTAGCAGATAAACCTAAGTTGAGACTTTGATTTGCTCTCATGTCTGTACGAATAGGTTTGAACCATATAGGGTCTAATGATTGATTTGTTACTGCATCTGGAACTCCATCACCTGCAGGAACTGATTCTGTTATCTCCATGTCATCACCATCAGCAAACCATCTACTACCATCTGATTTAAGAGTTGTATTGTACCAAGTTTCCCAAGGATAGTTCTTAACTGTCCTAGTTTGATCTACCATTCTACCTGTTATATCTGTAGTATTATATTGTGGTTCGTTATAAAAATCTTCCCAAGGATGCTTTCTTGAGTCTGCAAACTGGAAGTATGGAGTTACATTTAATGTTCTACCTTGACAACTGACTCCACCACCATAAGTATTAGTTATATAAGGACCCTGTAAAACTTGTATAGCTTGATTGGTCACCGAGCCAGAACTATTGGCGATCGGATTTGCAGTCGCAGAAACACCACCTACACCCTCTGCATAGGTTGGTGATGCAACAAACAATGCTGCTATTGTGTAAAGGTACTTGTCGTATCTGTGACGCTTTGGATGGTGGTGCTGCGTTGTATTATTGTTTGGTTCGTCATACCTGGTCCTTGATAGCTTTGTGTAAATTGGAAAGCACCATTTGGATCTGATATTGTAAAGTTGTTTGGACTGGAGAAATCTAACGAGTCGAATGAAGATGTTACGCTTCCCGTTATGATTCCATTGCCATTTGTCGCTGACACACCTGGTGTCACCGAAACCGTTGATGTTGTCACTGGTGGATTTAGGGCAGCTCCGTTGTTGTCGATGCCCGTTCCTGTCACTGAGTATTCCCATCCTGTACGATAATCAATTGAATTTATGGTTTCCTGTACCGTAGATTGAGTCTCGGTACGGCTCGTCATTGAGCCTTGTTGGAAATTAGGGACCACTGGAACAGCAGTCGCAGTCTGTGCATTCGCAAGGGCAAGTGCACCCGCAATCAGCACAAACTTCAGTTTCATGGTCATGAGTCATCAGTCTATGCTTATCTCGGAAACAAATTGTCCAGTAGCTGTTGTACCTGCTCCACCTGCTGTTAGTGTCATCACACCTGCTGAGGTAATTGTACCAGCTAATGATCCTGCTACTCCTCCAGACTGTGTAACTACACTACCGTAAGCTGGCATGTCTGCTACTATTCCAGAAGATACATCTACACCTGATCCAATAGGTGCTACGGCATCTCCATGTACAAAACTCTCGGAAAGGCTGAAAGCCGACCCTGCTGTCGTCACAGTGTAAACACCTTGAGTTTGTGTTGCTGCTGCTGTAGTTGCACTATCTCCAGATGCTTTAGTTAGACCACCCATAGTACCTGCAGTGATATTGTTACCACTTACAGTATATGTAGACCCAATTCTGTTAGCCTGAGTTGCTGCACCATCAACAGAAAGTTGTGTTGATGTGGACAGTCTATGTGTCAAATCTGCTTTAACCTGAGTTGTAAGTAACCCAGTTCCTGCTATCATAATGAAGGCGATAATTTTCTTCATTATCCTGTTTTTTAGTATTATTACTTACTAATATATAGGCTCTTAGATTTCGTATAATTCGCTGCTTTCTAGTTCCATTCGGATGTCATCATGCAATCTTTCTTGTGCTTCTTGCTGACTTAACTTGTTAGCACTGGGAAGTCCCTGTTGACCTGGCAACTCTCCTTCATACTGTGCAGTAACATCAACAATATGTGGTGGTAATGGTTTAGGAGCATCTATCCTCCTGTAAGTATAAGTTTCGTTTTGATGCTCTTCATGCAACTCAAGTGTTCTGATTGCATATTCTTCATGACTACAATCACAATACTGCTGACCCCTATCATCGAATACTCTATAAAAGGGGTACATGTGCTCAGGTATTCGCATAGTGTGTTAATTTTGAAATAAGGATTTTAGTTCTTTTTTTTGCTGCTCTAAGTGCTTGTGGTTTTAGAGTTCGCTTAGGTTCTTTCTTACTATGGTGTTTCCAGTTTGGAGTGATCATGCATCTGACCCCCTTCCGTAGTAATATTGTTCGTAGTATTTTTCCATCTCATCAACTGGATCTTTGTTGACAATTTTATCTTTTTGTATGTCAATAAACTCTATATGTGACCTTATGAAGTCAGCATCATCTTGCTCCACCGAACACGGTGCTGTATCTATTGATTCTTTTTCCATTTCCATTGCCACGACCAGTATCTTGATATTTAGGTGGCTACAACTTTTATCTCTTCGTAGGAGATATCTTCGGGTTCTAAGACTGTTTTACAGAACTCAACCACATTTATAAACTCTTGTCCTTTTTTACAAGTGACGAGTTTTTCTTCACCATCTGATGATATGCAATTGATAGTTCTTTTTTGTACATTAATCACGACTCGTGAAATGTACTCGTCTTCTCTACCCATAGTGTGATGTAACCAGAAAATACCATTATAGCATGAGAGTACCATACCGTCAAGCAATAGGATATATTATATAGTATTTGTATTTGGTGATCCTGCGAATCTAGAGTCGTTGGTTATTCTTTGATCTATGGGAACTTTATTTGGATCGTAGTTTGGATCAGGATAATCATGCCAAGTATTTCCTTCATACTCAACAATCAGAGGATTAATATCTTTTCTCTCTCCATATACATGGTAGAAACAATCTACATTTCCTGATAGAGTTATCTTTTCATTATTAAAGTCCATCACAATTATATCCTGTGATGACCCAATTGGTTGTAGTTGAACAGATATACTATCTTCATGAACTAAATCTTTCCAATAGTCAGGTAAAGTTATTTCATTTGTTTTAGTTCTACCTCTACAATATACTGCGACCTCTGGTCCTTCAATACATGCATATCTCAGTCTGTGTCCCTCACCCTTGGTAGGATGAACCATGTCAAATGGTTTGGGTAAACTGTCAGCAGTTGCAAATCTTGATGTTAGTTGTCCAATACCTGCTCCAAAATTTGCATCACCTGCTACGACTAGAGGAGTTCCAGTAGTACCTTGAATATATACATCTCCCTGTTGATAGGTAGCACCTCCAACATATAATCTAGACTTTAGATCTGTGTCATTACATACATAAAGTTCTTTCTCTACCTGTACTTCTTGGAATGTTGATATTCCTGGTCTAACTAGAAGATTACCAGTATAGATTCTTACATCACCATTAGTAATCTCTATGTCAGTAGGACGGGATGGTATCCCTTGTACATCTATAAACCCTGAGCATATAACGGGATCTTCAAAATAATTTGTAGCATCACCAATTTTATATGGTTTGTTTGCTATGTCTTCTTTAGCACTACAGTTAAAGGAGTTTGGATTAGATTCTGCCATGATTATTCTAGTGTGTAGTCCTCTGATACGGTATCAACAGCAATAACTTCCTCACCTTGAAGAAGTTTTTGTTCAACATCTTCAGAAGTTTGAACTGATTTGTTAAGAGCATTTGGTGTATTCTTAGCAGAAAGAAGATCTTGTTTTAATGCTTCCATTCTTAGTGCAGTAGCATTATTAACACTATCTAGTTTCTGTTCAGCAGGTATGTCTGGGTGAGTTGGGTTAGCTCCACCTTCAAGTGTTGCTAGTGAATCACTAGATTGATTACTAACAGTTGCTGCAGCACCTTTACCAACACTTCCAGTTCCAAATTTTTCTTTTCTTCCAGTAAGAGAATTACCACCTTCAGTAACACCTAATTCTTTTGATGCTGATGCGTTCAATGAATCTATATTACCTGTTAATACTTGATTCTCTGTAGCTGGTATTGGTGTTGGTGGTTCTACTAGATTATCTGGATTTTGTAATGGATCAGGTGTTCGTTGCTCTGTTGCTTTGTTAGTATTTTCTATTGCCTCTATGCCACCTGTCTGTGAAGTAACACCCAAATCCTTAAGACTAAATCCAAATCCTTTTAATGCTCCTCCTATCACACCATTGAAACTACCTGCTGCTGCACCTGATATTACTGACTGTGCCATTGGAGCAAAAATCTTTGCCAACACACTATCAGGAATAAAACTATTTTTGGTTATCCTTGCACCCCATGTCTCAGGAACTAAATTACCTCTCAATGCTTTAACTTGTGCTGTATTTGCATCCAGAAGAATTCTACCACAAGATGAGTGTAAGTTTATATTTCTTCCTGCGTTTATATCCACATCTCTATCAGCAGTAAGCATAATATCTTTTCCATGTAATCTAATTCTACCTCTAGAAGCAGTGATAGTTATATCTCCTGTAGCAGCACTTACTCTAATATCAATACTATTAGGATCGTTTTTATCTCCCGCATTAATCTCTATACTTTTATCAGATGATATTCTACCTAGTCCTGTTCCATGACCATGTGCTATTAAAAATACTTCACCATTATCATTAGATGAATATATTTTAGTTGGTTCGGGACCGTCTCTTCCTTGTCTTGGACTACCAGTTTCTATTCTAAAATGTCCACCTCTAGAGTCAACAACTCTTCTTCCCCAGTTCTGTTCTGACATTATATTTTACCTATACAGTCTATTACTTTAGCAACTTTAGCAGGTGCTTTTGCTTCTGGTATTGTACCGAAGACTGGTCTAAGAACAGCACCAACACCAGTTGCAGATTTCATCTCTATCACAGGAGGGACATCATATTTAAGAATATTTAGAACCTCAACTGACTGGACTCCACCTGTATCTGGATCTACTTTTACATCAAATACAGGTGTCTTTAGGATCTCCTCTGTAGTTAAATTTGCATAAGCATCAGTAAACTCATCATCATCAGAGGGTGCAAATCCTGTCTGGAATATGAATACAGTTTCATCAATCTGATCGCCAGGTACATAACCTCTTCCAGGATCTTCCACGATAACAGTTGTAACACCAACATTTTCTGGAGGATCTGTAACAACTGGATATCCTTCACCTACACTATCCATAACAATAGCAGCGATACCACCATTATCATCTAAAACTGCATGACCATGAGCTCCAAATCCTACTCCACATTTATCTGAGAAACTAATAGCAGGTGGTGTCTTATATCCTACACCAGGTATCTTTATGTCTACACCAATAATACTTGCAGTTCTAGTAACACCTTCTGCAATTCCACCTAGACCACTATTCTCTATAATACCACCAACAACAACATTACCAATAGCACCTATTCCACCACCACCAAATATTTGTAATTTAGCATCACCACAATCTTTCTTACCACCTACACATGATCCACCTGCACTAAGATCTTCTATTAGTCCTGCTACTCTGCCAGGTGCTCCAAGAGTATCTGATATACCTTTAGGAATTAAATTACCAAAGTCAGGAGTTAGACTACCAAATTCAAATCCAGTTATAGAATCTATTGCACCACCAATTCCACCTAACGCACCACTAACAGCACCACCAATTCCACCGCCAGGTTTAGCAGTCTTTTTCATTTGTGATGTAATATAATTATATGGGTCAGCACCTTTCTCCATAGCACTACCACCAACTTCATATTTTTTGACTGGAGGACACTTATCTTTATTAGTCTGACCACAATCTAAGAATCCTGAGAAGTCTTCTAGTAAGAAAGCAGAACTTCTCAAAAATTCTGCAACATCTAATCCGCCAGGTAACAAATTACCCAATCCACTCAAAGGTCCTGACATAGCACCACTAATATCATCTATTATATTGTTCATAAATTTTGATACAAAGTTTGCACCAACACAACCTGCAATACCAAGACCAGATGCTAACAAATCTTTTAACATATCTGATACTGTTCCTCTCAATCCCTCTACTACTTTATTAGCTACACATGCTAGAGCATTCTCTGCATTTTTAATATTGACAACTTCTCCTACCTGTGATGCTACTCCTGCAGCATGTCCCAAAGCAAATGACTGAGGTGAATTACCTGTTTGAGCAACTACTTCTGAAAACTTATCTGTATATATTTTATCTAAACCTGCTTGTAATTTTGGTTCTAAGTGATTAAATAAACCTTGAAACATACTACCAACAAATCCATTTGCTTGAGTCTCAACCGCATCACCAACTGCTTTTATTTCTGCTTCTAATTTAGCTCCTGTCATCTGGAGATCTTCTATCCTTTCTGCCATAGTTTCTATCTGCAATACCATTCTAGAAACAGCAGATGGTGTACAAGTATCTGCAATTATCTCTTTCTTACCTGCACCAGATTGATCTACATTCTTTCCTTTTGTACCACTAGAGTTAGTGGTATTTGATTTTTTATTTTGTTCGTTGGTAGTGTCTGGTTTACCAGTCTCTTCTACAATCTCTGTCTTAGGATTTATTTTTATATTACCTGTAAATCCTGTACCAGGTTCAAACTTCCCGCCAAACTCTCCAGAGTTCTTTACACCTGCTGCTTGACCAAAATGTCCAAGAATTGCAGGTACTTGTCCATCATCACCATCTAAAAAGAATCCAAATACAACATCACCCTGTTGTAATTGAGTTGATTTTGAATAGTTTGCAGCACCACTACCAGATGTAGTTGGCAACATACACATTGCCCAAGGCAAATCTTTATCTTCTAGGTCATCTGTAAATGGGTGATAACCCATTATTCTTACTTTATATCTTTGACCCCAACCATCACCATCATCAACCTGATCTTTCTGAGCTTCCCTAGGAGCAACTTGACCGATCCACCATCTGAATCCGTCCCTGCCTAAAAATTGACTGTTGCCCAATAGGGATTCTTCGATTGCCATTAGTCGTCGTATACTCTACATTCAAATGCGTCTGGATGATTATCACAATAAATTTCTAAATGCTTGTCCTCATGACGAGTGTGCCAATCATTTATCTTACCTTCATTAGGATCTACCACCTCATCTTTATGAGATGCTTCGTAGTCTGCATGAACTTCTTCTAGTTCAGATTTTTTATACTCTAACATACCATGATTGATATGTTCTTTTTTATCTTTGGGATCAAGATAAACTTCGTGATCTAAGTCATGTTTAATAGTTGACATTTTTTACTCTCCTGATGTGTCTCGGATAACTTTTAATGCCGAATAGGATCTGTTGCCACTAGAAAAATGACTAATCTCCTTAATGATATATAGTCCACTTTGAGCAGGATCTACTTCATCTTCGGTACTAACTTTAGGGAATGTACACTTTATTATATCACCTGCACATAATTCTGTGTTAAGTCCAACAGTTAATGTTGCAACTTGTGTGAATAAAGAAGCATAACGAGAAATAGATTGACCGACATCTGATAAGTTATCGTTGTTTACTTCTGTTGCTGCTTCATTATCTTTAATTGTTTCTTCTAAGCAACCAACACTGTAGATGCCACTAATAATTCTATTTGCCATTTCTGGTTTGGGAATTTGAGTGGGATCTGCCTCTTCTGATATTGATTTTTCGTCAGAATTTAAACCTTCCTGTTCTTTTGGATAGAATACAGATTGCTCTGGTCTAGTAAATTCAAAGGTATGTGGATTAAAATATATTCTGTATGTTGAGTTCTCTCCTGTTCTCATACCTGCCATCACATCCTTATTATTTGCTATACCATAACTATAAATTTTAGCAAATGATTTTTCTGGATCGTTAAGACCCTCGTTTCCTCTATCATAAACATATTCCATTTTGACAGTTCCTTCTTTATTTTCTTTTGCATCAAATATCATTTTCTCAATAGATTTAAACTGCATACCTTTTCGGGTTTGCCATAGAAAAAATCCTGCGGAATTTTTTCCGACTTCTGGTATTCCTCTTGCTGCTAACATAGGAGCAAGAGAAAAAGGTTTTCTCATGTTACCAATAAAGTTTATACTATTGACTGTCTTTTCAATATCTTCGTCCTCATAATCTGCTTCTAATATATCAAGAAAATCTTTTATAACTTCATCAATTCTTTTTTGTTTATATTTTTTAAGTATCCTCTTGTTTAAATTAACAATACCTTCCTTAGATACAAGATGAAGTATAAAAGTTTCTTTTTGTTTTTCTAATTTGTAATCAGATATTCTATTAACATACATGGTCATTTCAAATACACCAGGCGATTCTTCTCTTTGTTTTTCTATAGGAGAAGTGATATGTATTTTTACTTTTTCTCCTCCCACTATTGGAAGTCCACTATAAATTCCTTGACCGTCTATTGTATCACCACTAGTTACCACTCCCATTACTGCAGTCACAACTGGAGACATTATATCTTCAAAATATTGAAAAGATGACACACCCAATCTAAGGTCTATAGTGCCACCTGCACGACCTGTTATTTCTATTACTTCGTAAGTAGATCCTTGAGTTGCTACTGCTGCCATCTATGTAAATGTAGTGTTTACTGTTTGCATATGTCTTATAACACTGCCACCAGACTGTACTGGTTGAGGCATCATTGGTTCACTTGATTTAGTTACAACTGGTGGTGGTGGTGTAAATGTATTTATTGGTATAGGGATAGTCTTTTTCTTCTTTCTACCCAACATGGCAAGGTCAGTTGCTCTGTCAACCTTTTTTTGTATCTTTGCATTTCTTCTTCCCCTTCCTGTTCTCCTACTTTTTTGTGCACTATCAGCACCTATGAAGTTGAAATGGAATGGATCTGAAACACCTTCCCACTTCCAACCATATTTTGATGCATTTTTTGTCATCCATTTATGTTCTGGAGTATTTACTGCAATATCAAGTGCTCTTCCCTGTACATGTGGTGATGTACCTGCAGGTGCAGGATCTACAACAGTATTACCATCTTCATTTTCGACTAATGTTTCCTGTTGTTCTGGTGTCCTCATAGATGATACAACTGCCTTGGTTAAATCAACACCATCTTCTGCTGCTGCTTTAAGAACTTTCTTCCAACCCTCAGCAGCATCATCGCCAAGATTAATAGGTTTACTGTACATATCCATACCTAAACCTTGAGGAGTTACAACTTTCTTAGCACTCTTACCATCTCCAACACCTGCCTTCTCATCCATCTGGACAGTAAGAGTTCCCTCTACAGTTGATGATGGTTTTTCAATAACTAATTTTGGTTTTGGTTCCTCTTGTGGTTGGATATTATCCGTCATTACCACTTGTGTTTCCTTAGTCTCTTCCTTTAGATTCTCTTTCTTTTCTGTAGTATCGGTATCTCGTTTTAGAGAATCCTCTTTCTTATCTGCTTTGCGTTTTACTTTATGTTCTTCACCTGTTTTTTCTTTTACGATCTCCTCTGCAGTTTGTCCTTTGCTTGTTCTTGATTCTAAATCTTTTTTAGTATCTTCAATCCCTGATTTAGCTTTGTCAACATTTTTATCAAGTCCTTTCTTAGTATCTTTTAAACTATCTTCTGCTGATTCCATATCAGACTTATTTTTCTTGAGATCTTTATCAAGTGACTTTGAATCATTACCACCACCAATGAGTTTTGCTAATCCTTCTACTATAGGAGATATAATATTAAACAATGTCTCAAACACAGGTCCTGCTACCTTCCAGAACCCTTTCAATACCTTCATTACCTTTTCTAAAAATTTCATTATTTTGGGTAAGTTATTAATAATAAATCCACCTATGATAGCAACAATAGCAGTCAATATTCTCATGCCACCTTTCTTTGCCATCTCTTTTATTTTACCACCTGCCTTTCCACCTCGTTTTCCTGTCTCCTCAAGTTGTTTTTCTGCGTCCTTTGATTGCTGTCTTTTAAGTAATCTAGCAGCATCAATCTTCTTTTCTTGCTCTAGTTTTTGTTCTCTCTCGGATCTCTTTTCAAATGCTTTTTGTAATCCTCTAGTTGTTTCTAGTATCGCATTTAATCCAAAGTTCATTACATCAAATGCCTCAGAAGTAGGCATAAACTTTGGTTTCTTTCTTGATTGTTTAGCTGCTTCTTTAGCGTCTATCTCTGCCTTGATCTGCTCATAAGATTTGGCATTTTTATTTCTTTTTCTTCTCTTTTTTAATTTACCACCACTCGCATCTATCTCTGCCTGTACCTTAGCATCATACTCTGCCTTCTCCTCATCAGACATTTTATAGAATGGTTTATTCTCGACAATCTTAGGCATCAGTTATCACCCCTGCTGATAAGTATGAGAAAAGTACATTCTATAATCATTACCGCTATTAGCAGTTTGTAACTCAGGTACACTTGTAGCATTACCACTATCCATCTGTCCAGTTTGAGCACTTCCACCATCAGTTTTAGTTTGCATTGGTATTACCTCTACCTGTTGTTCAGAGGTATCTTTAGATATATCATTAATCTTAGTAGCATTTGATGCATTGCTAGTGCTTGAAGAAGCTGCTATATCCATGCCACCATTACCTTTAATGTCAGCATCTGTAGTAGCACTAGGTTTATTGAGTAATTTGTTTGGATCAACTGTCTCTCCTCCCTCACTAGTGGTTGCTTTGTCTATAACATCAAGATCTTTTTCTGCCTGTCCTACCTCATCTGACTTAAGATTTTCCTTAGTCTCAGATGAGACACCCTCAATTGTTGATATGTCCAATTCTCCTGAGAATAATGCATCAATTTGTTTTGTATATCTTTCTCTAATTTCTTGTTTTGCTTTAGAAATTTTAGGTCCTGACTTTCTATTTCTACTACCCTTATTTTTAGCTCTTATTTCTTTCTCTTTTTCTTTCATCTCTTTTCTCATATTATCTCTAAGTTGTATAAGTCCATCTCTCTTTTCTACATACTTTGCTACTGCCTCTTTTTGCTGTGGAGTTCCATGTTCTGCTATAGTTTTTTTCTTACTCTTTCTAGTGTTTCTACTACCTGCAACATAGAATTTTTCTTTCTTTCCGTTACCAACAACCTCTATACCTTGGTCATCTAAATTTTGTTTTAATGAATTAAATCCTTCAAGATATTCTTCACCACCTGCTGCCCTAGTTTGTATTGCTTTGATTACAGTTTTAGTTAAAATGACTGTACCTGCGATACCTGCAATCAAACCTATCGCTGCCCAAGCCCAAGGATTCATTAATAATGCCATGATAGCTGGCATTGCTGCAGATAAAGCTCCAGTAATAGCAGTTATTGCACTAATAATAGGTCCTATATTGAGTAAAGCAAATATTCCTGCGACCACTCCCAATGCTTTTACAACTTCCATTCCCATTTTTTTAAATGATTCAGTATCCCCATCCTTTAGGAACTGCATCATCTTCATACCCTTATCAATCAACCATCCTGCAAATATAGCAGTCAATGCTGTAAACAATCTATTTAAAATACCCTTAGCACCTTCTGCTAATTTAGATGTCTTCTTTGTTTTCTCTTTTGATTCTTTAGTATCTAACTCTAAAAACTTCTCTGCACCTGCTTTCTTTTTAGCATCTAATGCTCTTGCATCATCTGTATCACCTTCTTTCTTTTCTTTCTTATCTAATTTTAATTGAGAATCAAGGATCTCTACTATTCCTTTTAGTGTATTATTAATATTGACTAAAGTTCTACTAACTTCATTGATATTTTTTGGGTCAACACCTTCCATCGAAGCACCAGATCCCTTATTACTTTTGGAACCCATGAACTTCTGCGGATCTACCTTTGGTTTATCCTCAGTCTTGGTTAGTCTATTTGAAAAATCAGCCATTTTGCTGCTGTTTTAAATTTTCCTCTTCGATGTAATTTTTTAATAAACTAATATATATTTCCCGTTCCCACGGGATCATGTTTTCAATATCACTCAAACTATATTTATGATGCTGCATGAGGGCGAAGTTGATCTTGTAATATGAAACAAGATCCTCATGGAGCATCGCTAGTTGAAAAAAGCTGCTAAACCCTCCAACTTCACAGTACTTTCTTTTTTAGTCTTAGGATTTGTGACTGTTATTTCATGAGTAAGTTTAGGCATAGTTGTAAAGAACTTCTCCAATTCTTTAAACTGTTTAGAACCTAATCCCTCTAGAAAGTCTACCATTTCCTTCTGCGTAAAGTCTGATCCTGTCCAAGTTTCATCCTCACTAAAGATCATTTCAACACAACTAGCAATCATCTCAATAGATTGCTCAAATCCAACATTATCAACTTGGAAATTATCTTTAATAAACTCATCCAATGAAGGATACTTCATTCTCATTTTTAGTTTATCATCTAAAATAATGTCTTTATCATGATCTGGATCAAATGTCACTCCTATAGCATCTAAATCCACAGTTACTGGTACATTAGTAACACCATCATCAGGACAAGTAACTTGAATGTCTACTGTCTCACCAACAGACTTACCTCGTACATTTAAGAACAGGTATTCAATATCAAATGTTGATAATTTATCAATCTTAATTCCTTTTGTAAGGATACATTGTCCTAGAACTTGCTTAACTGCTCTAGCAATATCTCCAATATCATTACTTTCCATAGCAATGACTAGAATTTTTTCTTCTTTAACCAAGAATGGTCTATATCTAATTTTCCTTTTTGATGAAGGAATCGTCAACTCATAGGTTGGTGCATTAATCTGGGGTAATGGCATCAGTTTTTTCCTTTAACTACACCACAAAGATAAGACATTGTGGATTTCAATAAGTTACCATCCAATTCATCAAACATATACATGTTTAAACGAAATGCATAGTTTGCCTCAGTAACGATAGCATTTACCTGTGATGTTGTAACAGGCAGTTTATTTAGGGTAGCACGATAATTATTTTTAAATTCTTTTTTATCTTCAATATCAGGAAACTTGTAGAAGGCAAGACCTTCATCTTCAAGTTTTAGTGATTTCTCTGCTATATTTTTAAGAATTTGACCACCAGAAAGATCACCAAGATACCTAGTGTAGTGATGTCCTACCAGAAGTTCTGGTTCTTCGTGAGCAACCTCTTGAATACGCTCCATGTATTGCTTACATGCTTGTGAAGGATATATTTTCTCTCGCCAATCTATGCCAAAGAAATAATCACAATCCTCTGATAAAGCATCATGCCTATACAGTTCTGGTATATCCAGAGGTCCTACGATAGGATCATCTTTTAATCTTCTGACCTCTGCTTCTATAGTATGATATATGAAGTAAAAGTTAGAAATTAACTCTCGATAATTCTCTTTGTCTACGACTCCTTTAAGGAATGATGAAACAAATTTAGTGTTCTCTGCTGCTGAATGAGATTTTTTAGTTCCCGACTTCAGTTCTTGTGCAAGTCCCATATCAATTTTTAATGTATATATTATAGCACAGATTAACTACTTTCGCCAGTGGCTGCATCTAATTCTTCTTGAGTCAGTGTATAACCAGTACTTTGAAGACCATCTTCTTTAAATAAACCTGACCTATCTGGTATGCTACCAATTGCAGTACCTGATGTTACATTTGCGTAGTTAGCAGCATATGCTCTACGATCTAATGAACCCATCTTACCAAAATAGTATCTGTCATATGCAAATGTAACCTGACATTCAAGCACTTGGTTACCATCATATGCAACAGGCATAGAAGACACAGCAACTGGAAAACAATTTAAAAAATTATATTCTACACTTCTAAAATGATCTTTGTCAAACTTTTGAATCTTTATAGTATCAACCTTATATTCATCTGGATACTGCATTCTATGGTAATATGCAATATTTGTTCTGTCTACTTGATCATTAGATCCAGATGCTATGAACTCATGCCATAACTCAAAAAATTCTAGTGTTCTATATTGATTATCAACATAAAAAGTAAAAGACACATCAGTATATACTCTTGAATGTGCCATTTTTTCAACAATACCCATTCTTTGACCTTCTACCTGTGCTGTTGCCATAGTAGTTGCAGGTAACTCAGCACTGTTACATAATAATCCTAGATCTCTACTAATAAAGAAGTTAGTGACTCTAGGACATCTTGTATTAATATATCCTCTTAATCGTTGCAGAGCACCAAAACCTGAGAAGAATACTTCATAGTGGTTTGTCGTAGCAACCTTTTGGAATAAACTACGAATTTGTTCTGTCTTTTTAACTCTTGGGTACTTGGGCACAATAAATACCTATGGGAACTTATACGATTATGGCACACTCTGGCATATTTAGACCTTCTAACATAAAAAAGTATAGAGGAGACTATCGTAATATTATTTATCGTAGTTCGTGGGAGAAAGTCTTCATGAGATACTGTGATAAAAATAGTAATATATTGGAATGGGGATCTGAAGAAACTATTATCCCATATCGCTCACCATTAGACCAAAGAATACATAGATATTTTCCTGATTTTTATATTAAAGTTAGAGATAATGGTGGTAAAGCAAAGAAATATATTATTGAAATAAAACCTAAAAAACAATGTATTGAACCAAAAATACAAAAAAGAAGAACTAAAAGGTATATCAGAGAAGTTATGGAATATGCTAAAAATCAAGCAAAGTGGAAAGCAGCAAGGGAATACTGTGCTGATAGACATTTAGAGTTTAAAATTTTAACAGAGGATAATTTGCCAGTATGAGTAGATTACAGGAAATTGTAGATGGAGCGACTGGATTGAGAGATCCAGAAGATATCATGGAGGAAATTATGGAGGCACTTAATGATACTGTGTCACCTATTCCTGATCCTGGCAACTATTACACTTTTGTATATAATGCAAAGACACCTAAGTTAAGATATGATCAACACCCTTTGATTGCATGTACAGATATACAACAATGGGGATTCAGAGGATTCAACTATCATTGGGGTTTGATGAGAAAATATACATGGAATGAAGTAGCAGGTCAAGTTTATCAAGTACAATCAAATGAATTGCGACATGCTAGGTCATTAAAATATGCAAAATTCTTGCTAAATAGTTAAAAAGAGGTCGATAAACCAATGGCAAGTTTAATGAGATATCCTTCTGACATAATAGATGCCAGTACAGACTATTTCAAGATAGAAATTTTAAAAAATATAAAAACAGGAAAATTAGGTACAGAGACACTAAGTCAATTAGGTACTGGGAGCAACAGAGCAGCTCAAATAAGCGATCAATATACTGATCAACCTGCAAGACATACAATTATATTACCTATACCAGGCAATATTCAAGATAACAATGGTGCTCAGTGGGGAGAAAACAAGTTAAATGATTTTTCTGCAGCGATTACAAAAGGAATAGGTAATATGATAAATTCGGATACTGTTGGAGATGCTCTTAAAAGTCCTGTAAAAGATGTACAATCACTGTTTAAAGACCAAGGATCTGCAGGAAGTGATGTTGCAAACTATGCAAAAATGGTTGCAGCAACAACAGCAGCGAATGCTCTTGGTGCTAATGTCACTCTAGGTGGTTTACTATCAAGATCATCTGGTCAAGTCGTAAACCAGAACTTAGAAATGGTATTTAATGGTGTAACAATAAGAAGTTTTAATTTTGGTTTTGATCTCACACCTAGAAGTAAAAGTGAGGCAGGAATAGTAAAAAGAATAATTAAAACTTTAAAAATACATAGTGCAGCGAAATTAAATAATGATGGTATGGGTTTCTTAAATGCTCCTGATATATTCAGAATAGGATATTATAAAGGAGGAAGTCCTCATCCATTTTTAAATAGATTCAAAACATGTGCATTAACTAATATGTCTACTAACTATACTGGGAGTGGCACATACGCAACATATGAAGATGGTACACCTGTACATATGAAATTAGATATGTCTTTTAAGGAACTTAATCCTATTTACAGAGAAGATCATGAAGAAGTTGAATCAGTAGGTTACTAATGTCAAAACACTATTTTAAACATGTACCAGATATCAGGTACAAAAATCCATTAACAAGTTCTCCTAATAATGACAATTATGTCACTATTAAGAACTTATTTCTAAGAGCAAAACTTAGAGATGATGTTTATTCTGCAGTTACATTTCTACAGTCATATACAATACAAGAAGGTATGCGACCTGATAATGTAGCAGAAGACCTATATGGTAACTCAGAATTAGATTGGATTATATTAGTAACAGCAAATATTATTAATGTGAGAGATGAATGGCCAATGAGTGGTGATGTGTTATATCAATATTGTGAAGATAAGTATGGACTAGCAATAAATGACACAAGACATCATGAGACAGAGGAGGTCAGAAATTCTGAGGGTAAACTAATTCTTCCTGCAGGTCAAATAGTTGATAGAGATTATACAATACCAAATCCATTAGTATTCAATACCACAATAAATCCAGTCGTACCTATCAGTAACTTTCTAGCAGAAACTAGAGTTAATGAACAGAAAAGAAGTATTAAAGTTATGAGGAGAGAATATCTAACTATGTTTATGATGGATATGAAAGAAGCTCTGGAATATACTAAGTCTTCTCAGTTTATCAATAAAAAATTAAAAGATACTTAAATAAGTGCCTCTAGTTCTGCAACACTAGTTGCGTTAGTTATTGTAGTATATGGTACTGCAGGGTTTGATTTAAGAGATGCAGACTCACCCTTCATGTCTGCTATTGATTGTATATCTGCATTTTCTTTTGCAATGGCAAGATATTGTGCTTCTAAAATTTCTGTTGTCTTAGTTTTTGCTACAGTTAGATCTACACCGACAGATTGTAAACTGTGGTCGTATTTCCAAGCATCTCTAAACTGATTAGATGGTAACGCAGATGGTTCAATTAATGAATAGTCAGATGTAGGTATATCTTTTGCTATTACAGCATCATCCGATAGAGGGCAATCCATTGTAGGGATTACTACTCTACAGT